TGTCATTATTGGGGGCTTTGCCATCTTGCGGGATACAGGTTTATCCTTCCAGTAATCCTGAATAACTACATCATTTGTGAAGTTATTCTTTAAGGTGTCTGCCATAGAACCTACTTGAGTATAAATATCAGCCTTCTGATCTGTAATAGAATCAACTAGGTTTGTGTATGTACCACCTACTTCATCCCTTGTGAGTGCAGATAAGTGCTGTAACCCTGAGCAAGTTGCATCCATAGCGACAGGCACATGACATACGTAGGATGTGGGGTCTTGCAATCCAAGAGCAGCTTGTAACGCCAAACCTGCCTGTAAGAGTGTAAATGCGGTGTCAGGTTCAGGGGCATCGACTTCTAGCGGGTTATTGATAAAATCACGGATTAACTCCCAGTTATCTTCAGTCCATTTAGCTTTAATAGCATCATCATGTTTGTCATAACCACATGAATTAGCTACGTGTACTTTCAACCAATGTAGCCCTACTTCACCTAAAGGCTTACCTTCTGAGAACTCTAAGCACCCTTTAACTGCATCGTTAAGTTGTGGGTGAATAGTACTACGGAAGTACATACGACCACGCCAATCAATGAATGTAGGGAAGTACAAACGAGCTTCATCTTTGAACTTAGCTAACTCAGTAATCTTAGATAAGATACCTGCTTTACGTCCAACACGCTTAGCCTCTGCCGTGTACCAGTCAGCCATTAAACGCTTCCATAGATTAAATTGATCCATCTCTTGTGTAGTAGCATCATCCTTCAACCAACCCTCAGGGAATGGGAAGTCTGGTTTCTTTGCAGGTGCGGTACTAGGTAGACCTAAAATACCTACTCGCATAGCAACTGCCTCACGTAGTACTTGAAGTACCTCGGTATTCACTCTGTAAGGCGTTCCTTGAGCTTTATTCATAGCACTACGTACTGGTGTAGCCTCAGGACTACTAAGCTGCTTGTACATCCACTGACGCTGTTCTCTGGTATGTGTCTTAACACCACACATAGGGGATAAAGAACGACACCACTCTGTAAGATAACCTCCATCGAACTGACCTTCCCAGTCTGTAGGTGGAACTAACATAGGAGGTAACAAGATACCCGCTTTAGCAGAATCAACTGCCTCACTTAGGTACTTCTCAAGAACATCTGTAGGGCGAATTATGTACATATCATTTACATGCTGTACCCATTTAAATAATCCTGTGTACTCATACAGTACATTAAGAACTACCTTAGCTACGCCAATACGTTCTTCTTGATGCCATGCTTCCCAACCTAAGCCGATGTTGTTAGCACCTGCTAGGAGTGTACGGTAACGATGGGATACTGAAGTTGTACCTGCGGAGTCTAAGTACTGGATAGTCTTGTTACCATAAGCAGGGCTTAGCTTCATGATAGCAGCAATCATACTCTCAGATTCAATAGATTTACCAATCTGACGCATCACTGCTTGCATAACTGATACTGTAGGTGCTGCACAATCATTGATAACAACTCGTAGGGCTGCCATTACAACTACCTCAGGGTCTAGGTCACGTAGTAACTTTAAGTACTTACCACTTAACCCACGATCCTTTGCATTGATACGCTCAATGTAAGGAGGTAATGCAGCTTCAAATGCCTTAGCAATTAAGATACGACCTGATCCCATATCAGATGCCCGACCTTGTGCAAACGCATCTAGGACTTGCTTCTGACTACGTATGATACTATCTGTTGAATAAGTTTCTTCAAGTGCAAGTTGACGTTCGTACAGGTCAGACATTGTAGCTCCTATTTAAATTTTAGTGTTGTTGCTAAGAATCGTAGTTTAGTTTCGAGTTCCTCAGGAGTACCTCCATTATGAATTACGTAGTCTACATAATCATAAGGATTCTCAATAAGCTGTAGCTCAGCAGCATACAACTCTGAGGAGTGTAGTACACCTTGTGGTACAGGATGTCGAGTGATTAGGATAGTTACATCTGTAGTTTCATTACTGAAGCGTACATCAGGTACAATCAAATCCTTATCTTTGTTCTGTAGGTAGTCTACCCAGATACTAGGCTTAAATGTACGACCTACTTCAGTACCAAGTAACTGTTGAAACAGTCTAGGTGATACCCAAGTTAATGAGTCAAGGTGCTTAATACATAAATCATTCCAGATTTCAAACTCATCTGGATTCAACCCCAGTTCTAATTGACAGTAATCAGTAGCATCAATCATACGATCAGCTAGATCAGGAGTTACGAATACCAATTCCTCTTTAACATCCCGATCATCGAAGGTATCCCCAAAAGCTAATTGAGCACACTTCTTGAGTAATGCAGCATACCGATCAATCTCAAATGACTTACCTTGTTCGTACAGAACACGACGTAAGATAAGGGCTGCTGTATCCTTGCCGCTTCCTGCGAGTCCACAAATACCTATCTTCATACTGAATCCTCGTAAACATCCTTCATGTGACGTAACGTAATTTTCTTGTGCATAGCATACCCATCTTGAACTTCGTATAGCATAACACAACCTCGGAAGTGATGATTACCTTGTACACCTTTGTAGGGTTCATCATGATCATAGCAAGCACCAATCACTAGAGCCATCTGCATAGCACCTGTAAGTTGTAGGGAGCGTTCATGGTAAGCAAAGGTCTGTTGGTGTCCCATAACAAAGCTAGTACCGACCTTCTCCAAGCGACCTGCTAATGCGTTACCTAGAGGTTTACCTGTGTTTACAGCCACCACATAATGCACAAATGCAATATCTTCAATGATACATGGAGTTAAGAAGTCATATACTTCCCAACCGTATCGCTCGAAGTGGTACAAGTGATTACCTAAGAATCCAGATAGTGCAGGATTCTCATTAACAAACCGTTGAATACGATCCTCATGATTCCCTAATGTCACTACCTTACGGGGGTTATAATTAGGAACTGCTCGGATGTAACTATCAATAATGCGGATCGCCTCATTACCTGTCGCAATATCCGCAGACAAGCGTTTCCCTTCTGCACTCAATTGACCTCGATCATAAGAACTTAATGATGCGTTATCGAACCAGTCACCAATCTGTACGATAATGGTGGGCTGCTTCTTAGCGATGTACGCTCCAATGTGGTGAATGTAATCCAACTCTATACCCTGCTTAACCTGTAAATCCCCAATCACAAAGATGGTAGGTGATTTACGTGATGCAACAGTACCAGTACTACGTGCTGCCTCTAGTACTTTTTTAGGTACTCGTAACTGGTAATACATCTGTACATACTCCTTAGGGTATGTATCTTTATGACGTACAATATGTCGATACACAGTATGGTATGGAAGTGCTAGTAAGTTAGCAATATCTTGATATGGAGTATCCTCATAGAACATACGTAATGCTTCGCGTTTCCATGCTTTTAACTCTGAGAATTTAGACATACTTAATTTTGCTCCTGTTGTTTAACACGTTCTTTAGCACGACGTAGTGCATCTGCCTTACGACGTTTAGCTTTAGCTGCTTCTAGTTTCTGCTCTGGGGATTTATGATCTGGATACATCAACCCTGTACCGCCTGACCCAAATGTCTCATAGTACTCTACTACGTTACGTAAGTACGGTATGATGTCCTCGTACTTCATACTTTTACAACCCCACCTACCCGCAGCGTTATCTATTTTACCCAGTGACGCATTACATGATCTATGTAATATACCTCGTATCTCACCTGACTCGTGGCAGTGATCCACTACGTAATCAGACTTATTACCCATCACTTGTAAATTTACGGGATTTTTACACACTAGGCACACACCGCCCTGCTTTGATTTTAAGTGCCCTATAGCCCAAGCTCGTAACGAACTACGTGATAACTTCCTAAGTGTACTCAATGGTAATCACTCCCGTACCAATTAATTTCTAACTCATCTTGTGTAATACGTTCCTCAGTACTCATTTCACACAACTCCAATCTAGGTGTGGTAAGTCTTTCTTAAATCTAGGGGTGCGCTCGTTTACTACCTTATCTAGGTTATGGTGTGTAGCTATGTTAGTGTTTAGCCGAACCTTATTAACACCTAGCGGATAAGGGTTATACAACTTATGGTCAGAATCTAGTAAGTACATATTGAAATTATAATCAAAGCCGAGTACTAATTCTTCTATACTACTATAACGATCTGTATCATAATTAATGATATTAATATTACCACCCCGCCAATCTGCAATAAAGCCACACCGACTACTATAAGTTTGGGTATGTTGCAGTTCGAATTTAGCTAAACCTCCTAGAAGTATATGCAAATCATTATGTAGCGATACAGAGTCTTTCTGAGTACCTAGCACTGCTATATCCACATCTGAAGTAGTACCCCCTACAGCTAGTACACGCAAAGCACCTCCTACAATATGAGCAGCATACCCCGCAGCTCGCAGGATACCTGTATATAGTTTAGCTTTAGCTAACTCAAGTTCTATATTATATATATTAAAACTCATCTGCTGTTCTCCATGCTGTTGCATTAGTATCTTCTACAAATTGTCTATTCTGCGGTGATAGGTCTAAGGAGTTAATGTATCTGTAAGCACTATCTTCCCTATTACGTATAAGCCACATTGCCTCTGCCTCTGCAATAACATTCTGACCTATAGCTCTGTACCCATCAATAACTAGGTTAGCACACTCATGCTCGTCTCTAATGCTATCTAGTGCTAGGTATGTACCTGCCTCACCACATAGCTTACCATTGAGCTTCAGGATGCCTTGTACGTTATCCGCATCATCCCCCATTAACATCTGTGCCCAGAAGAATTTTGTACCCTTACCAATCATCTTAGAACTAGATTTACCACTAGGAGTATTCCAGAACTTACGCTCAATCCAACCAAAGGTGTCTTTGTCTGTTAGAGACAGGAACTTACCTTCGTCGAAGTCATAAGATTGGAATGGGTTAATACGTAGGTCTTTATCAAAGCTAACCATACACGTATTGTCGTACTGGAAAGCATCAATCATTAAACCGTCATCAGCTTCAATATCATGATGGGCTAGTACTTGAATCTCTGGATCATCCTGAAAGGCTTGCACTGCATTACTACGTAGAATCTCTAGCAGTGGTGGTTTAGCTTTACCAGTACGATTACCTTGATAAGGTTTAACTGAATTGAGTAAATGGCGGTTATTCTTTTTACAACCTCTGGGTGTAAGATGAACCCGTGCTGTACTACAGTTAGTGGCAAACATCTTCTCATAAATATCAATCTTGAATCTACGTAGAGCTGTCTCTAGCTTAGCTACACCATTGGTATGCACATACGCAGCAGCATCCCCATCATATAGCAGTAGCCTACCACTGGACTTACTAGGCTTGAAGGTATCAATATCACCTTGATTAACCTTGAAGTGCTCTAATACATTAAACTTGGTCATTCACAACGACCCTCACAATAACTACAGATACTAGATACCGAAGCACTA